CTTTACGCCCGGGCATAGCTTATGTCCGTAGTCATGGCCGCCGACCCATCCATCAGGCTTCACCTTCCGCAACCATGCCTTGATATCATCAATCACTCCCTCATACGTGTGGAGACCGTCGATATAAATAAAATCAAGGCTTTCATCCTCGAACTCTTCAGCACCTTCCACGGAAGTCATCTTGTGCTTAATAACGTTGTGAAAGCGCTCACAAACCTCATCGAATTGCGCTTCTATGATCTTCATGTCGTACTTATAACTTAAAAAGTCGTTCTCGTCATACCCGTTCTGCCATGGATCAACGCAGTGTATCTCTTTACACGCAACGGCGAACACTTGTGTGGAGTCTCCGACATAGGACCCTATCTCTGCCATTACGAACTTTGAGAAGTGTACGCAGCCTTTCTTCTGGATGTACATTATCATGTCCTGAAGCCCCGGTATCGCTGTCGGAGCATTCCTGATTGAAATCTTATCTTTCATACCATTCCCACCATATCTTTTCAAATTCTCCGTAACTCTCCTCTACTGCGTTCGGTTTTACATCCTCCCACGGTTTGGAGGCTACGAAGTGGAGTATTTTAATATTTTCCAGCACTCTCTTATACTTCCGAGTGTGCAACATGCGCTTTTCTACATTGTACGATTTGTTAAAGTATGCTATTTTATTACGAAGAACGCCGTTTATTGTTTTCTGATCCGGCATCGAATGGCCGCGTGAAGCGTATCTGATCATATCTGAATATGTTTCTTCACCAATAAGCGGTTTATTCACAACGAACACACCAGAATTGATATCACCCCGCAATTCGTCAAGCTTTGCATTGTATCCCTTCACCGCAGCGAAAGGTTCTGGACAATTAAACAGTTCATCCAAAGGAGCGAGCACAATTGTATCCATGTCTATAAACACGATCCTGTCATACTCCGTGTAACTGAACACATCAAGGGTGTAATACGTGTTCTTCAGCTTATCCGCTGTCTTCGACATATCGACACTGCGGTACCTGTCCCGGTTCGGCTGTTTGTACACTACATTCTGGTAATAGCTTTCAATCTTCTCTTTGCTTTCCTCACTAAGGCCCACATCTATAATCACGAAATCATCAGAGAAATCATGATTGAAGTGAAGAAAGGACTTGATAAACGCTACATATCCGATGACAAAATTATCATCAAGCATTGTTGTAAGAGCTGTTTTCATACGCTTTCAAGTCCTCCTCGGTATCGACATCAACAATAGGATCAATCGGGAAATATATAGTATCATCGTTGTACAGGTTCTCTGAGAGGTGATCGAGCTCTCCGGCTCTCATAATCGCTACGCAGTGACTTCTCACGTACACCACAGGGTAATCCTGTCTGCGGTACAGGTTATTCTCCACTACAGGGGCACCGTCAATATATACCATCTGACACGGGCTGTCTTTCGCGGGGATAGCACACAAAAGGCTATTCCCGTTGATCGCTATGAAATATTCCAAAGTGTCTTTTACGAGCTGATACGTTCTTTCAGGATATGTGAGGTATAGGAGCACAATAATATCATCTGCTTTCATTTTGTGCTCTTCTCTGATGTCCAGGAGTACCGCCCTCATGCTGGCTTCATCGGTTGCGTGTTCAGGCTTTCTGTCGTGTATAACACAGCTTACCCCGGTTGACCGGAAAGCAGATAGAGTTTTCCGGTAGCAGGCAATTTGACGCTTTATCTCTTCATCGTCAGTGGTAACTATTACATTGCTATATACATCATGCGGGAATATATCAAAAGTCTTTAAAAACAGTGTCCTGTTTTTCCCCGGAAGCCCCTTGCTTCCCTTACGCGCTGGTATTACGTAATATATCATACTCCCTCCAGTCGCGTTTTTGGAAAGTCTGGATTACAGAGGTAGGACTCAGATTGATAATTTTATCCTTCCACTTCTCGAAATACACAAACTTCGCGGCCTTACGTGGAAGTCTTTCAGCAGGGTATTTCAGGTGATGCTCCATGTCAGGATAGTAATGTATTTTGCCGTTACTGTAGTGGTAATCGTACCCGAGCAGATATATTTTCTTCGCCTTCATCTGTATAGCGAGATTAAGCGCCAGAATCCCGGAAGACCCAGGGTGAAACAGTCCTACTCTCGGATTGAGTGTCGGCTCATCCCGCCTGTCATCGAAGATGAAGAGATTATCGTTATCAAGCATCTCGTCTATAGGCTTTGACTTCGTGCATTTCTCTGAGCAGAAAATGAGCCCCTTGTAACTCTTAATATCGAAATTGGTTTTATGCAGGAATATTTTATCACCGAACAGTAGGGCGTCTGCGTTCGGGTAGTGCTCTATTGTGTGATTGACCGCTATGGTAAACTCGTTGTCAAGCTTCGTGAAATCAATACCAGAAAGTGAAGTCCCTCCTCCGAGAAGCCACGCCGCCCGTCCTTCCAGCATTCCACGTATTTGCGCTCCCTTTCTTTTCACTTGCTACCAACGTATTTGTCAATTCTGCTGGTGATTGTTGTCGGGTATCCAGCGACCATATCAGCTACAGTATAACTGTACTTACCAATAGACTCACTCTTGAAAGCACCGCCTGACCTTGCGATATCAGATATCAGAAACCCGATCATCTGGGCAGCGACAAGTTCAGCGTTATCCGGATACTCAATTTCATCGTTGGAATCTTCATCAAAAGCCCTATTCCGGATCAGTAGATAATCAGCCTCTACCTGCGGAATAAGAGCGTCTATAAGATCATCCTTCGATGTATCAGTTATCTGCAGGAACGTCTTTGCTTTTGCTCTTGTTATTATTGCCATAATTATAATTGCATTACAGCCCCCGCATAACGAGGGCCGAATTCCTTTTATTCTTGCTAAGTGAGACTATCCGTTAGAAATAAGGACTGCAAAACCACAGTTCTTCTTTTCCATGACACGATCCCAGTTTCCAGCCTCTTCAATTTCGCTCCGAGTAGGCATATCGTCCGCCACTGAATTTTCGACCCACTTGAACCCCTGCGGGTGCATACAGAACTGCCTGCGGGTAAACAGCTGGTCTTCGCTCTTCGCGGCATTTCTCCCAGTTTCTACAGTAGTAATACCCTGCCCGCTTTCTCCGAACGCTAAAGCGCTTGGCTTGAAAAGTATTGTCCAGTACTCTTTGTTTGCTCCATCGGTATCAGGGGTAAGGCCGTCATCAACAATCACTGACTTATTGAGATAAGTACCCCAACCCAAGTCCTGAACGTTTGTTGGGACATAGGATATAAGGTTTGCCTCCTGAAGAGTCGCATGAACTACAGAGTGCATCGCAATAGCCGAAAGGATATTACTTTTATCACCGAATAGAGATGCAGTTTGAATAACAGCAGATGCTGATATTTTATTTTTAGCAGCAGGAGTTGCCGGAGTAGTAATGTCTTTGACCAAATCACCGCTGTCATTTTCGATATTGTCAGCGATAACTCCCTTGATCGTTGATATAAGACATTTCTGCAGGAAATTATTCCAGTAATCTGTCACCATGCTTTTTATGGCTTCCATCGGGTTTGATCCGGAAAGAGCAGCAGCGAGTTCCTCGCTTGCCCATCCACGGCCAAACATCAACCTTCTGGCTACCATTTTCGAAGTACTTACTTTTTTCGTTTCAATCGTAGTATCTGATTGAATTGCCTGCGGTTCACCGGACAGCCTCTGGAAAAAAGGCATGTTAAAAGTGGAGCCTCCACCAGCCAGAAAACCGTTGATCTTCTCGTCTGTGATGAGAATACCGGATTTATATAGTGCGCTCTTTTTTACCGAATCTTCGATAAGATACCGAGCAAATACCTCCGGTACTATCACATCTGTAAGTCTTGTTACTTCACTTGCCATTATTGTTTACCTCTGTATTCTTTAAGTAGTTTGTCGTATAGCGGCCGGTTTTCCAGAAATAGCTTATTTTGCATTTCAATATTATCCGTTTCGAATGGGTTCTCTAACCTCGCATCTCCTGCCCCACCTCCGGGCCTTCCCATCTCAGCCTTCAGCTTGTCGAGTTCTTCCTGTACCGGCTTCACTGCATCTGCTACTATTGAGTTGAAAGTATCGACCTGCTCCTTCAGTCCTTCGGCATCAGTCGCCGAGAGAAAATCCTTTATCCTGATATCGAGCTTGTTTTCTGCAATAAAGTCTGATCGAAGTCCTTTGACCTCAAGCTCTTTCTTCTCTCTCTCGAAATTGAGCTTTTCCTGCTCGAATAGCTGTTTTTCGTACTCTGCCCGATCCTGGTCTGACATCTTCGATTTCTTCAGCTCTTCCAGTTGCGTCTTTAGCTCGGTTACGATCTTGTCAGCTCCTGCCTGTGACTTCTTGATTTGACTGATCTGGTTCTGGTAATCAGCAATAGCTTTCTCATGCTCTTCTTTGCTGATTGTCTGCGGAGTATCACCCACTTGCGTCTGTGTTTGATCCTGTGCGGTAGTCCCCTCTGTGCTCACGCCCGGAGTGGTTATTTCGTCTGCCATCTTAGTTCTCCTTTAAATGTAATATTAAGTGCAATTTTCGTCAACAAAAAAAAATATGTCTCATTAGAAATTAAAAAAATCTGTGTTATTTATCCTCCATCCATTCCGGTATGTTAAACCCGTGCTCTATAACTGCCTTAGTGTACCCATCGTAGAGCAATACACCGTCACTGCGCTGTTGTTTCTTGAATACCGCAAGAGCTTGATCGATATTGATATTACCGCCATTTTCCTGCTGGTATTTTTTTAGAAAGCTGATTAAATCGTTTTCCTTTGCACGTGCCTTCATATTGTGAACAGATACAGTTAATATTGCAGCTGCAAGGTGTGAACGTGTTACCCCTGTTAATGAAGCAGCCTCGTCAATATTTTTTATTGTCGCACTTGAAAGACGAATTGTAATAGTTGTGTCTCGCATAGTCTACCTACCTTCTTTTTATAAGCGTATTCCTGTTGATACCTGTCTCATTACACTTTCCTACAATTATTAAATACAGCTACAATCATTTCGTATTTTGTTTTCACGTTTTTACTAATGTATAAATCATGAGCGACCTTAACTCCAAGATTAAGAAGCTCCGACTGCGATATGCTTAATGCTTCCGACATTTCCTCAATCATTTTTATACTTTCGTCCGAAAGTCTCGCGGATGTAGGTTTTTTTGCCATATCTTCCTCCGTAATATTTATTTACTCAAACAAATTTCCCCCGTAATGGTGATCGTACCAATCTTTTGCACTTACGTTCCAGTCTACTTTCTTCCATGCTCCGTCCGGCATTACCGCAACCCTTCTTGTCGGTGTTATACCATCGGGAGCGTTGATTCTCCGGCATCTGCAATTCACAACTTCCTTTGCAGTCTTCAGTGACGTGTTCGAAGGGTGAACGATACGTGGAGAGCTGAACAAAACGCCCCCCACCGAGAAAGCGGGTGTACCGTTAATGATCTTCGCTTTCTGCCTGTCTGCTTCCCGGTGCGTGGGCCTCGTTTTGCCGTCGAGAGCTGAAGACCAGTAATATATGAACTCTACCCCGGACTCTTCGGCTTCAAACGCCATTCTCTCCTGTCCGTAGCTGTAGGCCCTCAGAAGCTCTGTACGGGCTGTCATGAGGGCTTTCGCCTCGTTCTGTGCGTACACATCGTCTATCAGCATTAAGCGCTTTTTAAGCTCCTGTACTGGCAGACCCTCAATTATGTTTTCTGCTACTGCCTGCCTGAGCCTGTACTGCATTACAACCTTATCATGAGCCATGCGGTCAAGGAAGGTGTGGCCCGCAATACGCTCTGAGAAAGCAGCATCTACCGCCCCTGTATCAAGAGCAGGGAAGTTCAGGGAGTAATTGGCCCCGGTAGGGATATCCACATTGATAGCCTTCTCCACGGAATACGCTTCTGCGTAATACGTCTTTTGTGATATTTCGGAGAAACCGTCTTGAATAATGGTACCGATCACATCCTGTGTCTGTGCTACTTCTGCGTCTATCTGCTGTAAGAGGGAAGCCAGCCGTGCCTCTTCAAATTCAGGAGTCTTCAGGCCAGCTTCGGCATCCATGCGGTACTTTGCTATCTTCAGGAGTATCCGTTCCCGGCTCTCTGCGTAAACCTTCACCAGGTTCCTTTTACGCTGTGCTATTGCCTGCAGGGCAGAATTAAATACCCCTCTTTCATCAGCTACAAAGCTCATGCAACATCTTCTCCGTCAACTTCCTCTGTTTCCTCTTCGGTTTTTGCGGTCATGTTTGCCTGGAAGCGGTCGAAATTCCTCTGTGACTGCTCCTCTGACCGCTTCAGCTCCTCTTTTACGTCTTTAACGGTTGGTATGTAATCAAATACTGTCTCATCACTCACACCAAGGTCTTTCATCAGCTTCGCCTCGGTAAGCCTCTGTGAAACGTCTTCAGGGAGGTTTCTCTGTAGAGTTATCTCTACCTGCTTCGCCTTATTTGCCTTCCAGAACTTGAATTTATCAAACACGCTTTTCTGCCTGAATAGAATTGCATTGATACAATCTATTGATTCATACTCACCCTGAATGAACTGTGATTCATACTGAGAAGCAATATTTTCAAACCCCAGGAGTTTATACAGTAACGCTACTCCTGATTCAGCGGCGAAGTCCTTACTGTCGAAGTCCGGGACACCGCTCATGGTGTGTATGAGCTTTTCCAGCCGATCCCACAACTGCATATTGAAATCAGCGTCAATGTGCTTTTCCAGATAGCTCATCTGTGCCCCTGGGGAAAGCTCGAATATACGCCGCTGTACCATTGCTTTCACTTCATCGGGATTACTCGGTAGCTTGTCTCCTATGAGTATCATGTACAGCATCTCGAACCGCTGAACCTCGTTCACGTCCGTTGTCACCACTACATCAAGAGCATCTATAATTTTCTTGACGGAATCAAACACGCCTATCTGGTAATCATCACCGTATTCGATAACAGGGACCCGCCCGAAATCGTGTTTTACATCTTTCCGGCTGCTCAGTGCTGATCCGCTCATATCGTATTTGACGATCTTATCAGAGTAGTACACTTCAACTTTCGTTGTCGTAACATCGGCGGTATCAGTCTGGTCGTAGTACCGTATAGCAGCTATCAGCTGCGGCTCAACCGAGTAGTCATACACGGTAATCATTTCATTCTGGTAAATCACCGCGTAGAGAGGAGTGAGGGCCCCTGCTACCACATCTGTATAAAAGAGCTTATACGCTACACCGTGGACGATTAAGTCAAGTCCTATGTCAGCGGTCTTCTGCATGTTCTTGTTGATATAGAACACATCAAGAACCTGCTCCATATAGTCTTTATCGTCTGAGGAGTAGTTGACAGGCCTTGAGAAGAGATAATTTTTCGTTGTCAGTGCTATTTTTCTGCCGTATGGAACTGGTATCTTATTGTTCGGGGTGATCTCACTGTTGTCCTTGTCGTTAGTTGCAAGAATAGTAGGGTTATTCCCCTTGAAATAGTGCTCATTCTCCTCGTATCCTGTGGTGTCGTGCGAGTTAATGAGGTCCGTTATCTCGGTTTCTGTGAGTTCGCCGTTTGTGAGTATTGCTTTAATCATAGTCCTAACGCTCCTAAAGATACATTTGACGCCTTGAGTATTTTATTCACGCTTTCTAACGCATACCGTAGCGCATCTATGCAGTGATTATGCTTATCTATCAACACCGGCAATATCTCTCCGGTGATCCTGTCCTTTTTGTGTGAGTATAACTTAAACTCTTCTATTGTGTGTCGACACCGTGGGTGAATGACTATCTCCTCAAAAGACCTAATCAGGGCTACTCCATCAGTAACGCTGTTCTTCCCCTTTTTAGCTGACCTCATCCTGGAGTATCCGTTTTTCTGCATATAGCTGATAGTCTCTGGCCTTGCGGAATCAGCGGTGATAATGTTATCCCTTGCACCTGGCACCGAATCAAACATTTGTGGTGTCTCGTCAATATCAACCCCTACTCCATAGGCTTCATAATCTATATATAGTTTAGTGTTCTCCACATAACACCGTATCAATGCAGTAGGGTCCTGCGAAAACCCCCAGTCAGCACCGTAATAGAACTCCGCACCTTTCGGGGCCTCAAATTCATCTACACGATATTTCCCTTTGAACACCTGTGCCTCGGAAACTTTCCGATACTGCCCCTCCCACACCCACAGGTACTTGTCATAATCAGTCCGCCTGTCATACTCCATCTCTGACCGTAGAACTTCCGGGAAGAAAGGATTGTCCCAGTAATTCATATTTATAACGAGTGCATCTTCCCGCTCTTTCTGCCTGAACTCTATATCAGTGGGGTCTTCCTCGTTTTCTGGATTATAGGTAATATATATCTGACTGTCAGACTTCCGGATTGTCGGCTTCAGGATGTCCCAGGAGTCCTGTGATACGCTCTGTGCCTCTTCTACCCAGCAGAGGTCAATCCCCTCTGTGGACTTTACCTCTGTTACGTTATGGCGAAGCCCCTTAAAGATAAACAGAGAGCCGTTCTTCCCGATTATAGCATCCCTCTGGACGTTATAAAACCATCCAAGCCCTCTGCGCTCTATTGTATCAGCAAGAAGCTTGTGAACGGAATCTTTGATAGTTGACTGTATCTCCCTGGTACAAAGCATCCTCCGGGGAAACTCTAAACCTCTGAGAAGGAATATATCAGCAACGCTCCACGACTTTGAGGAACCTCTCCCGCCGTAGAGTACCACATATCTTTTGTCGGTATTGACCGCCGGAATAACCTTATCCGGTAGGCTTATCCTTATGTCCTGTACCTGCGCTCTCAATCGTTACCTTAACGCTCATATCTCCGGTTTGATTTAAGTCAATGCTCTCTTTCGGCTTCCCATGGCATTCTGCCCATATCCTTGATATCTGATCTGTCTTCCCATCTTTTGCAAATGCGGCAAGGCAGCGAAGGATGCCGGCCTCAAGGAGCGTTGCCGGTTTAAATGCCTGAATCTCCGACACTGGAAGGTTGCTGATCTTCCAGTATGCATCAATGATGGCTGGTTTCGTTGCGTTGGATATTTCACGGACTTCCGGAGGAAGCGGCTTTCTACCGCCGCCCCCGTTACCCTTCTTGAAACTTCCCTTATTTCCACCTTTAGGTGCTGGCATACCGATTGCTTTCCGTTTTACGCTACGTTAAATTCGTCCATATACACTTCATTTCCATACAGCTTGATAGATTGAGCAGCCTCCCTCAAATCCTTTTTAACGTAAAATGGCTTTCCATTTTTCCGTAGAATTTCAGTGGATTTTCTTAGAAATTCAGCCCAATCAACATTTTTATCAAGCCCCTGGAAATTATTAAGCTTCCCAACTTTGTAAATATCAACATGCGGGATTGACCTCTCCATAATAGCAAGAGATTCTTCAGGAAATATTACCGGCTCAAAAGAAGCCCATGTCCTCACTCCATCTTTTTTAAGAGCTGAGAGAGTTTCAATCCTTTCATCTGGCGTTGCTGCTTCTGGCTCCCACTCTATACTTTTATCAGTGCTATTCATGGTAAGAGTCATTCCTACCTGTATTTTGCTACCAAATTGCTTTATTACGTCAATATCATTAAGCACTGTTTTACTCTTCGTAAGTATTGCTACAGGTATATCATACTTCAAAGCAAGTTTGAGACATTCTCTTGTTAGCCTGAGCTCTGACTCAAGGGAGTTGTAAGGGTCTGACATAAAACAGAACAGAACCTGCTTATCAGTACCGGTGTTTTTCTTGCAATCCCTCTCGAACTCCTGCACAATGTTCCTTCTCGGTTTTACCGTAAGATATTCTTCCCTTTTTTGAAATCTGATATTCGGTGCATAACAATACTTACAGCCATGATTACACCCCATGTAAATATTACATGCAAGCGGTGAATATTCGCGGGCCTTCCCGCGTGGTTCATAGATTACGCTCATACTTCCTCCTATTCAGGATTTAATTTTATTCGCGCGTAGATTTTTCTTCCACGCTGTACGTAAAATATATTACATATTCCATATCATGTAATCTTAATTTCCTTCATTTTCCCTCTATTCAAATGTACTACACGCATGTTTAAGCGTCAACAATATTATGTCTCATTGATTCTATTACATCATACTCAACTCTTTCCCTGTACTCCTCTTTCTTCCCGGGATTCCACTGACTCAAAGGACGATAGAACCCCACTACACGGGAATAACACTCCACCGGTACCTGCTTATTCATAGTACCCCTCCCCTATCCTTGTAATGGTCCGCGCAATCTTGTCTTTCACCGCCTGCGCTACCTCAGGATCATTAAAAGCCAACTGTAACGCCACCACAAGCACATCTGCAACCTCTTCAGGATCATAACTCTCTTTTCTGTTCGTGATATAGCTTTCCAGATACTCCACACATTCTTCAGCGAGCTTATTGATCTGGTTCTCTTTACCGAAGTGATTGTATATAGTGTAGAGATCGGAAATAATTTTTTCGACATTGTGGTTGTAGATTGTATTCACTTTTATCCTCACTCGTCTGCTGGTCTATAGAGTCTTACATCTTCTGCTATCTCAATGTTTTTGATTGCCAGAATATGGCACAGTCTACACTGGTAAACCTCAATATGTTCATCTGATATGAGTTCAATCATGTGTGATATGCATTCTGGACACAACATCGAGGAACCTCTATTTCCAAACATCACGCGCTCACCCCCTTCTCCGATCTCTTCTCTGCGATAATACAATCATTACAGGTGAAGCGATCAGGAATAACCGCGAAGCCGTCCTCCAGGCAGAATTCCAGCTCCTCCATGGGGACTGTGACGGTCTGGCCACACCCGCAATCGAAGATGATAGCCCTGATACGTCCTGATTCATAACCCTTTTTTCTGCCCATTTAAGCCTCGTTTTATAATTTTCATGGATTCATCAATTGAATTATTTTTAAATTTTCCGAGATCATAAGATATTAATACAATCGACATCGCTATTTTTTTCGTTCCCCTCCTGCTACCTCTTTTAGAATATCCCAAATAATAATCATATACACGTCTTCTTTCTTTCTTCGCTTGCTCTCTATCGTTTTTCGGTATATCGTGTAATCTCGCCATTAGACCCATCTCTTTATGTTCTTTTCAAAAGTACTATTCCTGCGATGAAACCGATAAACCCGGCAACCATACACAGTATCATGGCGACATCTACCAGAATATACCTCATGAGCATATCACCGCATATCACAGCTTCGTAAGAAGTCATGACCGGCCCCGCTTGCGGATCATCTTTGCCTGGACGTGTTCACGGTATTGCTTGAAAACCTCTTCACGCTTCGCACGTTTCCGCTCCATGTATTCAGCGGTTCCAGCTAAAACGACAAACAGCAGTAATAAAACGAGTAAATCATTCATAGTATCACCTCTTGCCAGAATTTTTCTACCCTACCCTGCGAGACCTTAAAGAGTAGTTCTTTTGATCGCGGCTTTATTCCAAAGTGCTTGCAAAATTCCAATTCACTCCAATGCTTTACTGACTTATTTAAGTGACAAATTGAACAGAGAAATTGCCCATTGTCCCGGTGGTGAATGTATTCAGGATACAATGCCTTATTCCGTTTCGTCTGCGGGAACAGGTGGTGAAAGTGTTCTGCTAACCTATAGTGGCACATTTCGCAGAGCTGGACCTTCATACCGTCCCCACATACACAACGAGCCTTCCTGGTTTTCCTTTCGGGAGCGGATGTTTCGTTACATTGAGCTGAAGCACATTCATGTCATCGTCAATAATTCCCGCCGCCTGTAGTGAGTCCTGTATGCACTTCACCGGGTTATCGATATCTATAAACGTCTGCATTTGAATATCGATCCTGTACGGCGGGTCCAGTCTCCCTTTCTTTGACACCATGGTGAGCAGTTTTTTCATGTCACGGTATTGCCGTGTGAGTATCCACTTCCCGCCTGCCTGAGAAACCCGGTACTTCCTGTTGATCGAAGCAAGAAGTATATTGTCGATATCAATTACCTTTTGCACGGTAATACTCCCTGCTCTGGTAGTTACACTCAATCTCTGTAGGAGTGAGTCCTGTGATCCAGATACAGAGAAGTGATTTGATTTTTTTAAGCATATTTTACCTCCGGTGTTTTATTGTACGCCGCACTCATATTCAGCCCAGTTCAGCAGTAAATCATGAACCGGTATTCCGGATAGTGCTGACATTACATCTACCGCCTTATCGAAAAACTCGCTGAACTCATCCTGATCCATCGCTGAATAGCTGATTGACTTTGTGATTATGTGAACATGGTCACGTATCACTATCCGGCTGTCAATGTGTCCGACTTTCAGCTTAATATACTCACTTACCAGCTCCCTGGTATTCAGGCACTCAAAGTCTTCGTGTGCCTTCGCATTCTGTGCGATCATATTACAGAGCGCCCAATATTTCTGCAAAAGCGGGTAGAACCTGGCTTTCCTGTGACTGACTTCGATTATTTCCCCGTTCGCGTATTTATTGAGCTTATCGATGTCTGAAGGTGCAACGGGGAAGAGTCCTCCTGATTTCTTAACCACCGTGGCTTTCATGCTATGGATCCCCATATTCCGGAGTTGTGAAGCACACACGCGCACTCCCTGCAGCACCTGACAGAATACCGGCGCCGGGATCCTCTGGAAATACGCTCCACTACCACCATGTCACGGGTAATTACTTGCTGTTTGCAGCGGTAGCAGGTAGAGCTCTCCCTCTCGAATTTGCGCTTACCTTTGTTCAGGAGATCAAGCGCCATCTTTGATACTTTGCTGTCTACGGGTGGTAGTTCTGTAATCATTCGTGTATGCTCCTTTTGAGGATATATTGTGACGTACTTCGTGTAAACCCTGTTATATACCATTGTTGGCTAACTCTTCAGATTTGCGCTCAGCGTCCTGCTTCGCTGTGTCCATAAACTTATAAGTGGTCTCGATAACTTCAATATTTTTTAAAAAACCACTTCCTATATCATAAACTCTTATTTTCCGAGGTAAAACAGCGAGCCTAAAACCGCCCATGTAAAAAATAACTTCATAGATATTATCCCCATCATCAACTTTGCAAATATCACCCTCATAAATTTCTTTCCCGTTCTTATCATACATGCCTGTGAATTGTTCTATCTCTCCCCATACTTTACCGATACCGCCAAAAGCAAATGATGTATTCCAATAAAAAAAACAATCTTCATTCTTATTCCACGCACGGAACTTAATCTCTCTCATGTCGTTACAACCTCCTGTTTTCACTCTCTTGTACTACGATGCCAACAACGATATATAACTGAGCTTATGTGCTCCGCTTTGCTCCGGGCTACGCCACATGCCTAACGGCACGTCACATAAGCAACCACGTTATATGCAATGCCGGGCCTCTTGTTGAGCCGCCGTCCTGGCGGCTGTTAATTTAGAACCAACAATAATCCGGTTAGCATATTCCCTCTGGAATTTAATCCATTGACTCCGATCATCTTTACCTTCTGCTTTATTAAATAGCATGGCCATCGGCATAACATCCAGCTTTAATACCTGTTGCAATCTGCGTTCTGCTTTCTCAATCGTGTCACCTTTATATCCAATTAAAACATAGCACGAATAAACACGATCATATAAAGCTCCGGCATCCCTCAACATCTTAACGGCATCCACAAGCGGCTCATAATCATCCGGTGTATCGTATGCAAAATATGCAACGTGCGGCCTCAACTCCCTCAACCGCTCGGCAATCCACGGTTTCATCCTCGCCGCTTCAAGTCCACCCGTGAATCGTGCTTTTTCATGTTGTCGATCAAGCATATTGAACACCCTCTCAATATGATCCCGACTGCAAGCAAGTAAATTACTATCAAGAATATTGAACCCCTCTCTAATTTTAAGTTCACGAATACCTCCTTCTCTTTTCGGTACAGAACAGAACCAGCATTTATTCGGACACCCTCGGCTCGTCATAACATATCCATGCTTGACATACATCCCCGGCTCAAACTCCCCGCCCGGATCATCATACGCAGGGCCTCCGATTGAAACCTTGCTTGTCAACCCTCTCCACGCCTCGGCCAATTCTTCGCCTCTCTGTTTATCCCACGTCCACGTTACAGAAACACGCACCTCGTCCGCCTCATCAAATAATCCCGGCTCTGAAAATCTGACATTCTCATCGTCCGGAGTGGCATTTGTTTTTCGTGGAAATACTCTTATTAACTTCATCTGTCTCCATCGGTTCCGGCCATCCGTGGCCTCCACCGCCTTTATTCTGTCATGCCCGGCACAGCATATAACAACGGTCAGGCGTTCGCTTCGCACATGCTATCGCACGTCGCTTACCCTGTTCAGTTATGAGAAAAGCTCACTCGCCAATACCGTCCTTCCATGCCTTTGACTACTTACTGGTATATTCACAGCAGGGCCTAAGTCCACAGGCTGCCCTGCATCTATCTGTTCCCTTATCGCCCTGCAATACTGTATTGCTCTCTGCTCGTCTCCTGTATCATCTATCATCCTGTGATAATGGTACGCGAGAAGATCATACGTGTCCAGAAACACCATTTGACGAGGGGTTACCGAGTGAAAATTGTCTTTAATCCTGACAATTAGCCTGACAATTTCCGGTATGCTTTTCCCCCTGGTAATATTCATGACTTCCCGCTTCATTTCGTCCCATGTGGGGCGGGCTTCCCCGTGGGGGCGTGACGTTAAGTGCTTCTCGCAAATTTCTTTTATCCGGTATCGGTTCGGGATTGATTCATACTCGTGATTGTCCCTGATAGCATCATAGAGCCTTTCGAGATCGACATTGATACTGTTCAGGTAGTCCCGGATATCATCGAGGAAGAAATCATTCTTCGGCTTACCATATCGGTTTTCAATCTTTATGAGAAATTCATTTACGTTCATAGCCAGGTACCCTCCGCTTTCATTCTGTCGATACGGGCGAGGCGCTCTTCCATGGTTTCCTCTGGTTCAGGCTTGTTTTTCTTGTACTGAAGAAATAGCCGGTCATAGTGCTTCCGAAGCTTATCACCAGATAATACATTATTCTTCCAGAATTCATCAGTCACTACATACTCCATGACACATCGGATGTCTTCAATGGTTGCACCATCTATCCTGTGGAGCTTTTCAATATCATCATACCAGCTATTAAGATTCGGTTTTTTGTTTTTGAATGATGGTGGTTGCACTTTCTCTTTTATGAGATCATAGAAGTGATTAACGAGTTCATTTACAGAGGCGTCTTTGCGCAGCTCTTTCTCTATCTCTTCTTCTACTTCTATCTCTTCTTCTTTATTGGCATTACATGTAACGTTACACTTTGTTACTTTGTTACGGTTTTCTATGAGTTTTTTCCGTTCTCGGTGTATTCTTACACGTTCTGCGCTGTTGGATTCCTTGCCGATAAGCTTCTGGACACACTCAATGTATATTGTTTTGTCTTCCAGTATCGTTATCATGTCGAGTTCTGCAAATATTTTCATTGCTACACGGAGAGTATCTATATCACATTTAAGTACTTTCGAAAGAAGGGTATCATCATACGGTATTTTATCGCTGAACCTGAGAAGACCGTACTCCCCGTTATCTTTGTCTTTCAGGCATTTTAACAAAAGTTTGATCCACACAAGAACGTACTTCTCACCGTTTTCGAGTGATTCGAGATATATTATTCTATCGTCCTCAAAAAAGTGTTCTCCAATTTTAAGCCAGTAATACTTTTTCATGCAGTTGCCCTCTTCGGTGTTCTGGTTTTCCAATCCGGATATTTCTTTGACTGATTTCTGGACTGCCTTACTTTCTTCAGGTAATATGCAAGATTCGTTTTCCCGTTGTAGCTGCTGCAGAGATTTGCAAATCCCCGTCCCGATAGTTCATATTTCGAGTCTGTAAACTTTTTTTCTGCGTTAGCAATATCGCCATGTAATGCTTTAAGTGCTCCCAATAATCTCATTATCATTCCTTTTCTCTCCTCTTGCTTTCGGTATATGAGCACTTCACGCATTTAAAGATAATGTGTGTTTTGCTCGGTACTTCCTGAAGATCAGATTTACACAATGGACATTTCATGGAAATAAAAAAGCCTTTTGCCGGTAGCCCGGTTTCCCGGCCTGAACGCTACCAACAAAAGGCTTGTGATTGAAATCACGCGCAAGTTCAGGTGTTGCGCCTATTCTCAATGATAATTTAATATAATATATTTTCTTCATATCGTCAACTTTTTTATTTCCATGTCGAAATAATTCTAAAAAGTGTCCCGGCAGGAACGGGTTGAGCGCCCCCGCCGGGTTTAACAAGCTGTTACTATTTCTATAACCAAACAAATAGATTGTTAATATGATTCCGCTTTCGCGGTGTCCCCGATGAGTGCAAGGCATCTGTTCGGGGCTATGAGCCGGAGAAGGGAGTCGAACCCCTGACAAGCTGTTTACAGGACAGCCGCTCTACCACTGAGCTACACCGGCATGGGCCGAATTTTAACGCTGATCCGGCCAACAGCGCAGGAGGGTGCATGATAGCTATGCCTGGCCTTCTATCCTTATACTGCGAACTTTGTCATTAAGCATATCGAGCTGTTCCCCGGTCTCACTAAACAACCCGAGTTCACCATCTTCTGTACCTCTTCGGCACACACCGCCATCGACAATCTTCGGAGCGAGTTTTCTGTCGGCTTTTACGCTGACGTGGATGAGGTTTTCAACGACCTTGCTGGCCTTGAATTCTATTTTGAGGATCAACTCTCTTTTTTCGTAAAAATCTGTTTCTTCATCGTAGAAGTTTTCTATGATCTCCGGAAGTATTTTATTGCCAACTTCTAAAACTGCACCATCTTTTAAGCTTTCAAGTCTTACTTTCTCGTGAAACATGTGTCCTCCTTATGCTATTTCTTGTACTATACTGTCATCCTTCCGATGGATCATAGAATGATGCTTTTTACAAAGCCATATTACATCAAGTGGTTTACTGTAATCATAGTGGTGAGCCTCTACCTTTTTATCACCACATATCGCACACGGTTGTTTTTGTAGTCTACCATCCCTGATTGCGTTATTAACCATATTGGTAGCTGCCCTCTTCTCATGACAATATTTATCTTGGTACAGTTTATATCTATCCGGCTCGTTTTTCCTTAAATATCTTGAGTGCTCCCTTCTCGCCTTTAGTCGTTCTGGATCGTCACGTCTACTTTTCTCGTATTCTTGATAATATTCATGGTTTTTATAGTAGTTTTCTCGGACATTCTTTTTAACACACTCTTTACACTTGTTAAGGTGCCCGTCTTTCATCCCACTATTTGCATAGAACTCGTCTATCGTCTTTCTCTCGTTACACTCTCTGCATATTTTGAAATCCTTCATGTGGTATCCTCATCTTTAAAATGGTATATTGTCACTCGAGAAAGGATTATCCGGAACTTCCGGCTCTTTCCCTTCCCCGCTCTTCTTCGCGTCAAGAAATTGGAACGTGTCCACAACCACTTCTACCGCTGAACGCTTGTTGCCGTCCTTGTCGTCCCAGGTGCGCTGCTGCAATCTGCCTTCCAGCCCTACACGCTGACCTTTCTTGCAATACTGTGCAATAGCTTCACCGAGTTTACTCCATGCGATACAGTTGAAAAACGAAGTGTACTCTTTCTTGTCGCCGGAAACAGTGTAAGTCCGTCCGTTTGCGATGGTGAAGTTTACCACTGATGAGCCGTTTTGTGTGTACTTCAGTTCGGGGTCTTTAGTGAGTCTCCCTATGAGTATTACCCTATTGATATCGTTAGCCATATTATTCCTCACGTTTCACAAATTTATAAACTGTATCTTTTTCTCCACATAACAACGATCCAGTTTTATCCCTGGGACACTTTAGTGGCGCGCTTCCGTAGAAGTAGCATGGATTCATATCTTTATCATGACAACAATTCACAAAACTATGATGTGGAACATTCCGCAAATATACCTTCGCCATTACACGGCCTCCAGTTCACGGCGTTTTCTGAGTACGAACCGCTCCCAATCCCACCTGTTCTTCGGTGGGTACACCACAGTACCATCTTCAAGCTCTATAGGATCTGGAAGATCATCACAGGGAAGCTCTTCATAGGGGCGTTTCGCCTCTTCATCTGCTATGGCCTGTTCAATCTTCTGCTCCATCATTTCCGCAACGGTGAGCACTGCTCTCTCTCCGCATATCGGGCATGCGTCAAATTTCCGATTAAATACATGTTCATTCTTGCATGTGTATATCATCACGCTACCTCACTATCGGTTGCTTTTTTCGGCACAAATTGCGAACACAGATCGATATAGGCTTTGTACTCTGATATCTCATCGGGAGAATACCCGTTAGCTCTTCCGATCTCGCAATATTGATTTACCCACTCATCGACATTATATACCTCACATCCTATCTTGATAATATCACCATCAGTCCACACATCATGTCGTGACCCACATATAAATATTGTATATGGTGCTCCGATAGCGCCTCTGAGATCAGCGTCTGCGAGATCAGCGCCTATGAGATTAGCGCCTCTGAGATCAGCGTCTGCGAGATCAGCGTCTCTGAGATTAGCGCCTCTGAGATTAGCGTATCTGAGATTAGCGTCTCTGAGATCAGCGTATCTGAGATCAGCGTATCTGAGATCAGCGCCTATGAGATCAGCGTCTGTGAGATCAGCGTCTGTGAGATTAGCGCCTGCGAGATAAGCGCCTGTGACGGCATCTTTAACGGATTCATATTCGCCGGCAAAAATGATAGTGCAAGTATATCTGTTTTTGATTTCGATATGCATCACATACCCCCCGCGAGTCTGTCCTCAATGGCTTCCCGCTCCCGCATCTCAATAGAGCTTTCTGCATCGTGCTCCATATCGTGCTCCATTTTCTCGTACATCACACAGTTATCAGCGATCACATCACCGATTTTAGAGGTGATACGCAAATCACCGGTTACGTGTCCAGCAATCCTCCCGAACTCTTTTAATGCGTACTTAACAGCACAGGGGTGCCTGTGCTGACAATTAAAACACGCTTTAACTTCATTTTCCTTCTGTGTCATGCGTCCTCCTTACAGTAATTAATATTTTGTTGATCTGCTCCCTGTTGTTCCAGGCATGGAAATAGTGAGTCTTCGGCTGTTCCCGCACGTACAGGCGGCGCTTGATATACTTTCTCAGCTCACTGCCTTCGGGGGAACCCATGGGCATATCCCGTATCGCTTCCAGCACGGTATTGTAGTAGTCCCGCGTAACTTCGAGAATTGCCTCCTCCTCAATCTGCTTCCCTGATTTATCAGAAAAATGAGTAACACACTCCGATCCAACTATCATCCACAGCTTTTTTCCCTCATGGGTTATCACATAGCCGTGCTTGATTTTGTGCCCGCATAGCTCACAGGTTGCGTCTGTGTTATACAGCGTCTTTGCGTGTGTATAGTCCTCCGGGATTCCGAAGCGCACTTCCCCGCTTTCCTTGTCGCAGAACGCAGTTCCCGCACTCCACTCCGCAATCTCTGTTCCCAGGTGCCGCATATTTGCGTTAATTTTCTCAGTATACATTATGCCGCCCCCTTCATCTCGTTTTTGCGTATGCCAAATTTCGCCTTGATTTCCTCTTCCTGAGCAGGAGACCAGGCAAACTTCAGGTGCTGCTGCCACAGCGACATCAGCTCAGCCATGTCCTTTGCCGTGTTGAGAGCATTGACAAAAAACTTCATGTCGCCTGCCGGAATGTCTTGTTTTTGAGGCTGGCTTTTTGGCTGCTCTGGTTTCGGCGCCGGATCAGGCGTTGTTGCGTCTGCGTCCTGCAGCTCTTCTGTTGGTACGAGGAACGTTTGCATGATCGCGTATTTCAGCGCCGCACTCATGGCCTTATTTGTAGACTTGTCTGCGGAGTCCATCGCTTCCCCGCGTGTAATAGTAGATACGCTACTTCCGTCATCTGCGTAAAACGATACTTTGAGATCAAGGGTTGTGTACAGGAGAACGCCCCCTGACTTCGCTGACCGCTCCTCCCTGGACACGTTCGACACTTCAGTTGACACGAAAATGCCGTGTTTTGCGAACAGCGGGTGAAGCGTATTATACACATCATCTATTCCGCGGAAGCTATATCCCTGCTGCTGGTTTTTTTTATCCTTGGTGATTGCTCCCGTATCTCTCAATACTGCAATCATTGCAGGATAGATTTTTTTTGATTCGCTGTTGTCCATCACGCCCCCCGTAATATAATTGATTCACGGCTGTTTAGCTTTCTCGCAATGCCCTTGCGTATAAGCGCGTCTGCCTCAATGTCCGGAAGCTCCAAAAAATACACGCTGCGGTTGTCGCCGCCAAAATTAGAGCCCATCGCGCCAACGAAACGGCCCTGTGTCATACTGTCGTTTGTTGCTATTATCATGTCACACCCCCTAAAATGGCCTGAGACGGCCTTATTTTGCCCTGTACGGGCTTTTATGAGCCACGGTATACATTTACCTATGGGACATAAAACAACGCCTCTACGCGCTTTTTTTGCTGTTTCCGTTTCTTTTTTCGATATACCCGCGCACCCATCGTACTACCGCAGAGTTCATCGACTCGCCATTGAGGATACATGCCGCATGGAACTCTTTGTGAAGTTCGCGTGGGATCCAAATTTGTAATATTTTCTTTTCCATTTCTCCTCTTAAGATATTATTACTTAATTACTTGATATAATTGAATATAGTATTTACTTACTTATTTGTCAACCATAAATACGATTTTTTTTTCATATTTCTGTTAATATTTATTTAGATTTGATCTTAGACATTGCAGCAAGGGAAAATGATCCATCGTTTTCAATTTTTATTGTGTCCACAATATCCCCATTTATTTATCGCTGATCTCACTACACACATATTGTCTCATCAACTCAATTACTTTATCCTGCTGGCTTACTCCCTCTGCAGCACAGCGAGACTTAAACGCTCTACGCACATCATCCGGCACTTTGCGGATTATCATTGATCCGGTCTCTGTGTTCGCCATTTCGATTCTCCTGTTTTTAAATTATCCACGGCTCGCAAGCCGGGGAGTGAAGGGCTTATCTGTATACGTGTCCTCGTTTTCCGACACGTTTGGTTATAATTATGCCGTCTATTTTTACATCAACCAGCATGTCACCTTTTGTGTTTTGGCTTACGTTGATTATGTTTTCTTTGTGAATCTTCTTTATTGATTCAAGTTTTCTTGTCTGTGATATTGTCATGTCCCTTCACCTCTTGTTTTTTAATCTCAACTGATATATACAATATATATCAAAGCAATCAAGATGTCAATACTAAACAAATGTTTTTTTGCGTTTTTTTGGAAAAAAATTCACTTTTTTATTTTCCGGCAGTTTCCCAGAGAAGTGTCAAAAAAAACCCCGGCTGTAACCGGGGACAATAGGGGGAGTAACATTAAGGAGGAATTAGCGTAATAGCATATATGATAGTCCGGCCCCGACAATAACGCCAGCGCCTATGTAGTATTTCCAGTTTCCGGATTCTCCGACAGATAAAGATACGTCCCGTGTCCAGATGCGCTCGCAGAGTCCAGCCGACAGCCGGAACTCGTTATCTCTCATGGGAGCAATATCAAGCGTAGGTTTTGCGGTATCGTAGCACTGTAATTGAGTAATACAGTCTTCTCTCGTTATGGACTGGTAATCACGGTACACCACCCTATCACGCCACACGATCTCTTTCCGTGTATCAATGCGTATTTCCGGAGACTGCGTTTTCATGTGGGCGAACCAGCCGCCGAGGAACGCGATACCCATGAGCAGGAGCGAGAGCGTTGTTTTGTACAGGAGGTTCATTTGCTACCTGACCAGATAGGGCCCTGCTTGTACTCACCCCACGGCGTAGGGCATGATTTCGGGGCGAGGATAAGGGCAACGAGACCGAGAGCGAGAGCCGCCCATATAAGATTTTTCAGCATTTTCTTGCTGTTCAGGATATCCTTCACAATTTCGAGTTTGCCCTTCGGTTCTGGTGCTTTTACCATGGTGCTGCCTCCACATTCATCATATTATAGTAATCGCGTTCTGAATATATCGCCTTCACGCGGTCCGACATCACGATTACAATGTCCGGTATCAGCTCTATGAGATACAGTACCGGATCGATGTTTTTGTCATCGTAATCATGCACTTCAAAGTGATTATGCGATCCGTCCCACCACCCCGCCGCGTGTCCGGAGTTATCGTATACACCGAGTCTGTCACCGGCTTTCACGGCATCCCCCGGCTTGAGAGCGGTTTTCACGTGCTTGTAGTACAGCCTGTTTCCTGTGGCTTCACCTTCAACAACAACCCGACCTACCCGCTTCGGTGTTCCGGTGAATATCTCTATTATTTTCCCCGGCTCGGTTGTCCGGGGGAAGTGATCTTTGTATGCCTGCCCATAAATATCGATTCCGGTATGCTGTTTTCCGGACAGGTATTTCGGCCATGGCTGGAGAAGGTATATTTTGCCATCTGGTATATCCGGAGCTGAATTAGCCGGCGTGTAATATTTCATTTTCAACCTCCAGTTTTATGATTATATGATGTATTGCGTGCATCTCCTCCTCGGTAAGACTGCCGGCAAAATTCACGCTGTACCCGCCCGTGTCCGGATCGGCGTGTAGGTTCACGCGGTCGAGGATGTTCAGGAGGAGCGATATTTCGCGGGCATTCAGTGTCACGGGTGCATCCCCGATATGATTGTTTTCAGCTCCCGGAATGAGTCTGTCATTGACACCCTGAAATCCTGAAAATCCTTCCTGAGTTCCTTGAACTCGGTTTTCATTTCGTCAATGTCGTGTTTCAGGTCATCGGTTTTATCTCTGATGTTGTGCTCGTTATCCTTTTTACACTTCACGCAGTTTTTTTCCATGGCAATAACCCTGTCCTTTAGCCTGATATGGTCGACGTAGAGCTTTATACCGGTGCCTACCACGGTGAGCAGGTTACCGGCGAGAAAGAGCCAGACCGATACCGGGATTTGATCTATGTTCACAGTTCAGGCACCTCTATCGTTTCATCAACCCATATTTCGCCGGTCTCACTATCCCAGAAACACCGAGTGATATGATCTGGCAATTGTTCTGTTGGACATTGTACCTGTTCCTGATTTCCGGCGGGTTCAAATTCACAATACCCAAAACTGATGATCGTTTTGTATCGGTCTGTTGATTGTTGTATAAGCAAGTTTGGAAGTTTCATAATTGATTTACCTTTAGATGTTTAATTCACAACCGGAAATATATATGTATGCATGTCCACCGGAAATATTATAATATATTATTTGTGCATCAATAATTGGAATACATATGTTAGCATAGGTGGAGCCTCCTCCCGATCCACACATCTTTTGCCCGTATGAACTACTTGTATTATATACGTACGTAATCCACCCTACGGAATCGTTATGGAGTGCGCCGTGTACCACTCGTGAATTGATTGGTATTATTGCTGCTAATGATACAGCTGTGCATGACCCAGCAGTTCCCGCTGATATAACAGTTACAGATTGGATTGTGTAGTTTGCATCTTTTTGCTGAAACCCTCTAAAATGCCCCGTTGCCAAATTGAACACCGCACTAATCAACCGTTTTTTCGTGTACCCGCTGGGAAGTGTCGGACTGGTTGCGCTGGCTGACAGAATGACTGACACCGTTGTTCCCGCGTCGTTGCAGATTGCCCAGATATAATACCACGTTGACACTGCTTCCGCGCCGGTATCAAGACCCAGTGCGCCGGATTGTGTAATGTCAAGGGTAAAACTTTGTGAAGTCGTGCGCCGGTTTTCAATTCTGAGTTCATCCCAGGCAATATCAACTTGATACGTTGGGTTGCTGGTGTTGGGTTTGGCGGTCAGGTTTTGGTATGATGGGTAGAAAAGGCAGCTGTAGTTCTCCTCCAAGTATTCACTGAAGTTATCGTTTATATTATTAATAACATCAACATCGGTGTAACTTCCACAGCATTTATACGATATATACAGAGGTCCTGTCTGGTATGCTGCATTCAGTATTTGTACTCTGGTATATACAGTTGCACCGACTTCTTCAGTGTAGTTAAAGTCTTCATCTATAAGCTGATAATCTGTACCCTCTTCCAGTATCGTACCGCCGGAATCATCAGTCTCTATGTAAAAATCAGTAGCAAGAAAAGCCCGTTTCGTGTCTCCGAGAATAAACCCGCCAGTTCCAACATCTTCATACAACTCATCATATATCAGTGATGGAAACTGAGAGTTATAGTTAAACAGGCGAGACTTCGACACATGCCCGCTTCCCGTTACTTCTCCATCAATGTCAAATGTTGTCCAGTGTGCCATCAGTAATACCTCGTTGTGCTGAAAAGTTTATCCCCGTACAATCTGTTAAACCACGCATACCCCTGCTCATAATCAAGTGATTCAGGCGGTGTATATACTTTAACGAAACGCATTGACAATTCCACTTCTGCTTTTGACAGGTTTTTCTGTATTCCTACTATCTCATGATAGCCCCACTTCTCTACAGCTCCCTCCCTGGTGTTCGGAGCCGCTATAACGAAGTCCATGATTTCAAGATTAACGTGCTGCGTTTTCACTGTTCTTTTAATCACATCAGTAATATTTTTAGAGAGTGCCATTACAGACTCTGACTTTTCCATCGCATCAGATAGAGTTGGGAGAATAGTTTCAAACGTCTTTTGCTGATATGATTTATACCGGTCAAATACCTCATCCTCGTAATCAGTGTTTACATGCTTCAGGAACGTGTCACTGTTCTGGTTCTTATTGTATTTAATCTGGACGCTTGAAAGGAATTTATCTTCATCAAGGGTTAGAACAGGATCACCTACATACTCATCAGTGTATATAGTAGTTGCAGCAGTTCTATTCTCATTGTAAATTCTTGCCGTGTACTTTCCATCGTCCTGTACGATAAACCCAAGATCACAGCTATCACATATTTCCTCAATTATCTTTGACAGCTCCCTGCTCTCGTCTTCATACACGGCTACATTTCTGCATACCGACTTTGCAAGTCCCCACTCACGGATATTGTAATTCGTGGAGATAAAGGCTTTCCCATTGTACTTCAGGAGCAGACTCTCAATTACTGAAACGCCATTCTGGATATTGATTCCCGTGAAGTCACACGTTATGTCTCCTAAATTGTCAGAGCACTGTGCTGCATTTATTGAGATAGTACCAGCTACAAGATTCACCGTGTAGTATGCAGAACTTATTTCACCGCCATCGACATATACCGCAGACACCGAGGACATGCTGTAATACGTGGTGTCCATCAGGAGAAATTCATAGGATGCCGCCGACTCCTCCTCGTTCAGACAAATACAGGGTGCTCCTCTTATAACCCCATACGCAAGGGGCTTCACTGCATTGACATTGTTCTCGCTTAAATACGGGTAATCGTCAAGCGTTAATAGGGTGTTCGGTATCTCCCTGCTCAGTCCCTTCCGCAAGTCCTGAAGCGTAATTGAGAAGGTAGTGAAATCCTGAGTATATTTCTGGACGTATCCGGTGAAGACTGTCCTGTAATCCTCATAATCAAGCCCATCGAAACCAAGCTTTATTCTCGCCGTCTGCCGGTATGCGTTCAGGCTCCTGAAGTTATCGAAGTATCCATCATTATTCAGGAGTTTTACTGCTCCACCCTGGAAGCGCAGTATCCCAAAGAATAAAGGATCTTTACTCTTCGTGATAGCGGGAACGCTGAGTATCCGTGGCTCGTAATACTTGCCGCCGAAATACGCCCCGTTTGTGCTGTCCAGGGTGTCGCAAAAACCGAGAGCTATACCAATGATAATATTGGAGTCCAGAGGCTGTCTCCAATCTGCGAAGTGAAAATATAATTCCGTGGTGTCTTTATCGTAGTAAAAAGATTCCTGCTGCTGCCGGAGTTCAGCGATTGATGTTATTTTTACGTAATCAATACCATCAACCTTTATTGACGATACATCTTTATTGTCGTCCTCGCTCTGATTCGTATAATAACCGATTTGACCGTCACTCCCATACACGTATACCACACCAGGGGTAAGTTTTGCATACCAGATGCCGGCTTCGTAGTTTATCAATATATCACATGTCTGCGACTCCTTGATCGGTAAGTCTATTTCAAGAAGTACTATTTTTTTCGATACTGGTAAATTTTTATATGTGTCAAAACTCATTTATTTTACCAATCAGGTTGACGATAATAGCCCCATGTAGTATATTTTCAACAAAATGAAGGCGTGTATAATATATTTTATTTTGGTACTTTCCTTTTTTCTTCCCGGTAGTGTTTCTTATTCCGGCACTTTTGTGCGCGTAGAGGCTGGATTTGCATTTTCCGATAATATCTATTTTACTGACTTTAATATAGGGTATCGGATACGCTTCCTGAATATAATTTCCGAAACTTATTGTGGAACGAGAACATGGGCGTATTACCAAAGAGGAGCAATTAACGGCCAACCTTTTGATGACGTTTATTCCATTGGTCAATTTTTCCGATATAACGGAGTTTTTATTCATGCGAAACACCATTGCTCCCACCGTGTAGTTTCTGGTGCAGACCAAACATGTGCAAATAGCGCAGACTACTGGAACGGAGATATATCAACAGTAAGCATCGGGTATGAGTTTGAGCTGAGATAATAATCTCCATTGCCTATGCGCCTATCCTCATAAGGATCACCCTCACAGTGCTTCCGACAATAGACACAGTGGAAGTTACGAAGATATCTGCCGATCTCGTCCCGGCACTCAATGTCATGGAGCTCGTCCATCCTCCGTATTGCGAGATTGCAACATCCAATATTATTGTATTCCCAGCAGTAAAACCAGCAGGGTAATCCGTATAGAAGCTATTATCGCCACCTATAGTTCCCTGAACTTTCGCTATTGTTGCTACTGCTGACATGTCTGATATACCGAGTCCCTGCTGCGACATCGAGAGCATTGATGATGTGTGCTCGTTGATTATTCTCTTGTCGTAATAAAGTGTTCCTGCTTTATACATCTCGAAAGGAATATATCTGTAATTTTCTTCCCCAGGTGTTGGGGAGTACCAGCCCTGTTTCTCGGTGTCCCACGTGGGGGCTGTATTCGTAAATTCTGCTGTTATCGATGTGCTCACTGGAATGAGCTTTATATATACCGTACCATCAGAGGGAGAGCCGCCTATTGCTTCATCTGCATCGAACTTAAACAATGCCCCATTGACTTCAATCTTCGATCCTTCGGCTATTTCCGGCTCACTTGTATTATCGTAATTCGTGAGCGATACCGCACAGAACCCGATCCTTTCCGCATCAACCGAAGCCATGAGTGATGTAAGGTTTACGTCACCGATACCGTATGAGTTAATTTGCGAGCCTGCCATTTAAAATACCTCTCTGAGTTGCAAAGTTGTTGACCACGGGTAAAGTGGAGAGTCGGACTTCTTGAACTTGATTTCTTTCTGGTCCAGTATACCGTAGATCGGTGTCTCCATGTCTGTTCTGTTCGCCCATACCACCGATATCACCGGCCTTACGTTCTTCACCGTGCTCCACATCGCCCTGATCCCGTCCCTCTGCGCGTTCGTGACACCAGGGAAGTTGATAGTGGGTGCCCTGTAATCATACCCCTCGTCTCCATAAGCCTGTCCGCCTGAAGAGATAGTAACCTCTGCTGTGGTTTCGTCTGCGATCTCCTGATCTGCTTTCATGTTTGGCAACTGTAAATACGTACCGAGGTACAAAAGACCGATATCAAAATATGAATTGCTCCCTCCGTCCATATACAGCCGCCAGTAGTTATACGTTACCTCGGTGAAAGAATGGAGTATTATTCCTGATTTCCATGTCAGTGTTTCCTCGAATGAGGGAGCTGTCCATATATCGGTGTCGTTTCCCTGCAATATGATAGTAGAACCTTCGGAAATATTGTGACCGAGAATTGCAAACCGTGACGCTGTTATTCGTGTAGAGAACTTCACATACTCACCCGCTGCGTCAATCGTCCTGAATTTTCGGGAAAGCCGTGGATCCTGTAAATTCGTCACCGGGTAGTAGGAGTTCTCTGTACTACGTGATACCGCCGCTGAGAGCGCTTTATTATCGTAGAGTATCTGCATTATACAATAGCCCTTGCATGCACCATAATTTCACCGTTCGCCGTTGCCTCTGTAATGTCATCATAAAGAACTTTACTGCCAAGATTCACAACTACCCTGAACATGTTACCGGCACTGTTTCCGATAGTTGCCTCCGGTGCCTTTGTCGCCGATCCTTCACCGAGCTTATTGATAAACTGCTCAGAGAAAAGCGAAAGAGCCGCCCTCCCCCTCTCTGATGATAGCGGGAAAGCAAGCTCAGGGCCTGCCTCACCACCGATATATGGAGACTCTGCGTAAATACCTTTTGCCGCCGCCGGTAGTGGTGTCTGCTGTATCAATGCGAGTTTTGCAAAACCGAGAGCAGTAGCAGCTGCTGCCAGAGCACCACCAATCACCGCAGATGCCGGGAACGGTAACCATTGAGCTGATTTGAAAGCCGCGAAAGCAGCTGAAGGGATATTGATTAATGTCTCAAATACTGCAATCTGCTTTTGTTTCTTCGCCGCTTCTCTGGCAATTTTCCGCTTCTCTTTCTCGGTCTGCTCCTGCAGTTTCTTTTCTTCTCTGGCTCTTTTCTCATCCAGAGCTTTGAGAGCTGCGTCTCGCTGTGTCTTATCGGTTATTGAGCTATTTATAATAGCAAGCTCCTGATCGTAGTTTGCTGCTATCAATGCCATTTGTTCTGTCTGCTGATTTTCAAGCTCTGCCGTTTGATTGCTGGCGGATAACGAGTAAAGCTGTCCTAACTGTGAGACCAAACTCCCTACAGTACCAATCGTGCCAAGTACATTCTGCGTTGTCTGCATGAATGATTTTTTCTGTATTTCTTCAACCTGCTGTGCCGTCTGTCGTTCGAGCTGAATAACTGCTTGATTGTACTGCTCTCTTGTAATTAGGTTTTCAGCGAGTCCTCTATCAAGTATCTGCTGTTTCCTCGTCGCGTCTGCCTGAGCCTGCTCGCCCTCCCCCATACCGAAAGTAGCAAGGCTGTTCATTACTGATTCAAGGTCTTTCTTCAGCTTCGCAAGAGCCTTGCTTTGGTCTCCGGTTGCGGTAGTCTGTTCCTGTGTCCTCTGACGGTCTCTCGCTCGCTGAGCAGCGAGTTCTTCTGTGTTAGTCGTAACTCCACGTATCCTTTGACCAAGCCGTGTAAGCTCAGTATATGCCCTTTCGTATTGTCCTATCTGGCCTGATGCGGCATTCTGTGCTCTTTGCGCTGATGCTCCGGAACGCTCTATTTCAGCCCTTTGTGCTCTCAATGTGCTTGATAACGTATTGGCAGCCTGTGCCGTGCTTCCACTACCTGCAGCCAGTCTATCAAGGTCTGCTATCATAGCGTTGTAGGTTGTAGCAGTCGATAACCCTGTATTTCTCACGCCCTGCATCGATGCTTCGAGTTGGTTCATCTGAACACGAGTATTCCCTGTAGCAGTTGCAGCCCTGTCCATGTTTTCCTGCAGAGCATTCTTTTTGTTTATCGTGTCAAGCATCCGGATAACATAAGCTATCGACATACCGGCTTTTGATAGTAGGTCTCCGATTGCTTTTGCAGCCTGTATCATTACACCACCGTCACGTGATGCTTCGATAAAAGCCAGACCAAGCTCCTGAAGACCCGGCAACATTGTTTCGCCTATTTCTTCTGATATGTTCTGTAATGAAGATTGTACCCTGCGTATTACGTTCGCCGGAGAGTTTGCAGATCGTGCGAAGTCCCCGATTGCGTTTGTTGACTGCTCATACGCCAGTGCAAGGGTTGCCTGTGCCTGTGCCTGCATCCTCGCTACACCAGTAGCATTTGCCATACCCATTGACGCGAGTCTCTGTTTTATATCGCTTTCTCGAATAACGATACCGAGAGATTTCAGCATTTCACGCTCACCGAGCATAGCCTTTGTGAGTGCTTCTGATGCACCTCTCGCCCCGCCTGAGTAGTTAGTGAATGATGCAAGGTCTACAGCTAACTGCTGTGTTCTCTCAGATAGCTGCAGGGCCTGCTCACCTGTCATGCCAAAACCCGTGAGGAGGTCTCCTGTTGCGGAAAGCATATCACGCGCTTCTGTGGTCGCAAGGCCGTAGTTGTCCGCAAGATTGGTTACCGCAGCATTTGCCGCTTCCAGGGTATCCCTGAACACAACGCCGAACTTCTGTTGTGTCTCTACTGCGTCCATGGCCTGTCGTGCCATTTTCACATACATAACACCGAGAGCGGCACCTATCAGTGCGGACACTCCGACTATGGTTTTCCCCATGCCGGAGAATGCAGAAGATGTCCTGGTTACGTTATCATTGAGCTGACGATCAAGATTTCCGGATTTCACACGTGCTTCATTGATTGCACGATTGAAACCGTCCATCATTGCGCCAATCTCTACATATACGCCACCGATTCTATCAGCCATTATCTCTCGTCCAGCCTTTTTCTTTCGTCCACGTCCAGCCTTTTTTAATCTCTTTCGCGTCCAGCTCTACTTTCTGCCTGTTGATAAGCTTCCCGGTAACTCTCTCTATCGCCCGGTCATGCCAGATGAAGAACTGTGCGAAACTCACTTTCCAGAGCCAGTAATCTGGAGTACTCCCAAACTGGCTCATTATCGTTGCTACGAATCTGCTTGCGTAGCTTCCGGCGTCTTTACTGGCCTCACCGCTTCCAGAAACCCCGATTGCACAATAAACTCATATACCGGCAAAGATAGCTTGTAGAGTATGTATACAAGCTTCGGGAGACTCACGTTCTTCTTTATCCACGTTTCGTCAATTTCCTCATGCTGCTCATGGCATACCAGTGTTACAATACGTATCATGAGATCAAGCCCCTCTTTTGTGGGCTTCGGGATCGTTGACGTTCCGGGAAACATGCTCTGTACTGTTTCGATATTATCAAGGATTAGAAACCCGACGGCAGCCGGGAGAAACACTGTAATAGTGTACTTTTTCCCGGCCTTATCCTTCAGGGTTATCTTCTCTTCCTCTGGAAACAGTTGTTCAAGATCAACTATTTCAGCCATTGAAAGGACCCTCCAGCTCCCACACGTAATTATTACGGTATGGATCGGTCTTTCCTACGAGTTCAACCGGTATCTTGATTCGGGTGTCGTCGTCGTCGTCTTTCGCGTACTTCATGGAGAACATCTTTGTCAAGTTGCACTTGTACGCAGTGAGCTTGAATACCTTCTCGTCTTCAGTGGTAGTGAGCCGACACATGAAGTTCGGAATTGATCCTGAACCGCCGCCGAAAATCTTTGTGTAGTCAGACCCCATCTCAACATCAATGAGATTTCCGTACAGGATTTCCCACGCATCCAAGTTCAATAGTTCTATCTGCGTGAACTTGATTTTCAGCTCCTGTTTGTTAAACCGGTCTGTGGAATCGGCGTTGTCGTTTTCCTCGCTCGCTATCGGTGCATCAAGCTCTGTTTCAAGCCCGGTTATTGCTCCAACGCTTACCCAGTTCGGGCTTCCGTCAATGTAGGGCGCGATCTCCACCAGAGCATTACCGCGCATCACATTGAGATTGTTTACAATTGTTTGATAATCAGCCATTGTCTTAACCTCTTAGTGGTATTTTACCCGGAAATCCAGGTACATTTCATATATACTGTCTTCCCGCAACTCTGGCGGGATTTCGTCCAACTTTGATATAAAATCTATATACACCCCATCAACTTCACCGTAAAGGCCGTGAAGCTTCGATGTGAGAGTATCTGCAATATTCTGTACGGTGAACTTGTCTTCTCCGTAAACAAAGAACCGGTACCGCCTCCATTCATCAGTTGCCTGGTAAAGCTTCGGCTTCGACATACACTTAAACGTGATCTTCGGGTATGCCGTTCCCTGCTCATCGTCTACCCAGTGAATGCGCCTTCCTACAAGAGCGGTTATGGATGAGTCGGCTATGAGAAAGTTGTATATATTCTCTTCAATCATTTGAACGTGTTCTCCGCAAGCCTTACTATAGTTTTACTGGCTACGAGTTCATCTTTTGTCTTTGAGGCCCAGGCATTGTGCTTCTCCTGGGGGCCTGCATATACCAGATTAGAACCGCACCGCACATAGTCTTTATCTGATGCGTTATCCATCTTTGCACTCTCAGGAGGTGTGGCGCCCTTCCCCCCTGGCCCTGTCTCTGTCCCGAAGTTAGAAGCCGATCCTGTACTCAGTCTGTAGTTCATGCTGTTCTTCAATGTTCCAGTCTTCACATGAGCAAACTCTGCCATCTGGTTCACGGTAGCCTGTCCTACTTTGTGGAGAAACGTCTTCTGCTTTTTCTCCATGAGTACCTTTATTTTATCACAGTTCCAATCTATCAACTTCCGGCCTCGCTCATACTGTTATCAAGTTTTTTCATCTTGACTTCGTAGTGATGCCCCATTCCGTCAATATCATCGATGCTGTAAATCTCATATATCGCAGTAGTAGTGACAATTCTATCAGTTATTTTAATGTCACACGGATCAAGATACATTTCGTGATCTGCCTTAATCACACCGCCTTCGTCCCTTACGATTCTTGCCGAAGAAAGCTGTGATATTCTCACCTGTGGAGTGAGGTGTATATCCCAGTCCCACACGGGATGAAATTCTGTTCCTACATTTTCCTTTCGCTGTATCTCTACTGTTGTGTTATAAAGGTGTCTCATAATTTCATCTTCAGAAACTCTTCAGGCTGTACTGATGTATCGTCCACCATAAGATCAATAGGAGGCTTTGCCATTTGTAACCCATCATATTTCACACCGTATTTATCGAGCTGGTCCTTTGTAATTTTCAGATGGTTCCAATGTCTCCCGGTCCATATTATTATTACATACCCTGCTTCATGTGCCGCATTGACTTTTTCTATAAGATCATGATTAACATAAATGATCTTGTACTCACCGTTCACAAGTTCTGACTTGAAAAGAGTGTTGTCAATATCCACACCGATATTCACCGCAACGCCTCCCTCTTTGCTTTTTCTGACTCATGTAATACCCTGGGCCCCGCCGCACCTTTTGCCTTCTCAATATCCCTGATACTGCGTACAAGCTTTATCATTCCCACAGGGTCAATACTTGCTTTCTGGTCACTTCCCCACATATCGTGATCAAGTGTGACGTGCCTTTCTATCCAGTCAACCAGGAGAGCCACTGCGTAGGTTGTAGCAAGCCCCCACTCATGCCCGGAATAACCGATCTCTGTAGCATATCTGCTTTTCAGGTGCATTATATATTCAAGGTTCAGCTCATTTACTTTTGCAGGGTAACTGCTGTTTGTATGATATATGACATCCGGAAGTCCCGCCTCATTGACAGCCGAATAAACCTCATCCTCTGTGCTCATTCCTGTAGATATCTGAACGTGATTAAAATTATTCCTGCAATGTGCAATCAACTCCATATCAGTGATCTTTGCGGAAGGGATCTTCACCATGTCGGTAAACTCCCTCATGAACTTCGCTGCTTCGATATCCCATACGGACGCAAACCATCCTACACCCTTCTGTATACAGTATTCTGCTATCTCTTCATACTCTACACCTCCGAACTCAATTCGATGTTTATAATCGATATATCGCATTTCGCCCCATGGAGTAGAGCGGATAACGTCTTTCTGGCTATCGGGGACACACAGCTCCGGAGTACGTTTCTGGAACTTCACGTAATTGAACCCCGCAAACGCAGCAATATCAATGAGCTTCTTTGCGATCTCGATATCACCGTTGTGGTTTATCCCTATTTCGGCGACGAGCTTAATCACCCTGGTCAATCTCCCTATTCACAATCTTGTCGAGCAATTCTTCTAAATAATCCGGAAGCGTGAACGCCGGGTATTTATCATACAGTTGCTTCATGAAATCGGCGTTCTCATAAAATCCGTGAGCGTCAGCCATTTTGCCAACGTTGATCCTGTTGCCCTGCTCCCTGATCTTGTCAGTGAGGTATCCAGGCAAATACTCTCTGTATACGTCGTGCTCGAACGCCTTTTTTCTGGAGGCAAAGAAATCAATCCCGCACATGTGAAATTCTTTTGGCTTTAACCTCAATACATCGAGTGCAAGAATTGATCCCATAGTCGCTGTAGGTAATGTCTCTGCTATATCTGATATAGTCCTGTTCAGCTTTCTGATGTTGATATCAAAACTCCATTTCCGTTCATCTCTTCCGGATATACCTTTCATACATAAATACTTCACACCCTTCTTTTTGTACTCAAGGATAGGTAGCGGCCGAGTTTCTCGATAGTATTGCCTGTTGATGTACAGGACATGACAACGATGACCGTAATCATCACAAAATTTTTCCGATTCTATCAGAGCAATACTGTTATTTGATCTGACCACGGTATCATAGGAGTCTATCACCTTGCCGTAACCTGTACCAACGAGATTAGGGCATGCCCCTACAAAGCACACCCTCTTACCCATTATAAGGCGCTTATAAGGATATTCTGTCACGTTTTATCACCCATGATGTGTCCTGAAATCGTTTCTCAGGAACTCCGAGAAGCTCATCAACTGCCTGCTTTACGCCCGGGCATAGCTTATGTCCGTAGTCATGGCCGCCGACCCATCCATCAGGCTTCACCTTCCGCAACCATGCCTTGATATCATCAATCACTCCCTCATACGTGTGGAGACCGTCGATATAA